GATGATGATGATGATGCTCAGGAGGAGGAGGAGGACGTTATCCCTTTTGAGATGGAGAAAGAGACTAAACCTAAAGCTAAACGTGCACGTCGTTAAACATGAAACAGCTTGAGAGTCTTGTAAGAGTGCTCAACAAAGAGCAAGTCTTGCACAGCGCTATAGAGGATGACTATGCTAGGGAGTTTCTTAGCTTAGTCACCTCTTCCTTTACTGAGAAGTTCCTCACTGGTCGCACATCCACACAGAATAACCACCAACTACGCGTATCAAGCTTGGGCAAGCCTATAGTCGAACAACTGTTACCTATTCTTTTACAGAAGGACAGGGGCTTTACTTCTAGCTATGAACCGATGCTTATGGCGCAAGCTATCATCACAAGTATGGGTGACTGGGTAGAGGCTATCGCCATCTTAACTGCTAGGCGACATAACTTCGCTATCACAGACTGCCAAAAAAGAGTATCCTACCTAGACGTTAGCGGTCGTATTGACTTTATCCTCGACGGTTATGTCGTTGATGTTAAGTCAATGGCGGGCGGCTACTACGGGATGTTCAACAAAAAGGTGAATGATACGCGAGGGTACATCACACAAGCGGCGGTGTACGGTGAAGCGCTAGGTTTGCCATTCGCTTGGCTTCTCTTCAATAACCATACACGGATGTGGTCGTGTCATGCTCTCGATGAGAGAGACAAACAAGAGGCACTCGTAAGAGTAAACCGTATTGTTCCTAAGATGCGGGCTATCACGTGTATTGAGGAGATGGTGGTGAAGTTCAAAGCGCCTGACCCTGTGCCTGAAGTCTTCAAACACGTCGCTACAGGCAAGCTTCTGACCCCAACCCCGATGTTCTTTAGTCGTTACAAAGACCTTTTCTACGTACTAGATAAAGGTATCAACGGCTACAACAAAGAAACGTACTACGTTGAAAGGGTACGTTCACCGAAAGAAGTCATCAAGCGGTATCATGATATGTAAGCGTGTTTTTGAACGCATTAGTTTTGGCGACTAATGCGTTTTTTTTTTTCTTACATAGTGACAAACCCGTGCAAGCTATTAAGTACCACATCTGTACTGTTACCAGAGAAGGTAGCGCCTGTTGCACCGTACTCGCAAGACGTTAAGAAGTGATACCCGGCACTAAGACCATCAGCGATAAAGTCATTTGAGCCAGTCAAGAAAGATGTACCAGCGGAGTACATGTTGGCGATAGTCGTCGTGCCACTACGTACGTTAGGGATAGTGTAGACACCATCCAAGCCAATAGCGATGTAAACCTGAGTGTTTGTAGTACTGAAAGCAACCTGACAGAACTTAGTAACACTCACAGCGTTACCCGCTAGACAGTGGATGAACTCTACTTGCTCTAAGGCACTAGCGTTTGTCTGTCGCCACGCACCAGTAGCGTAAACGTAAGCGGCACCAGCATAGTTTCGAGCCACTCTCCGACTTACTTTATTCTCGACGTTAGCGACATAGCGCCGAGCATCAGTATCTTGTGACTGTCCGATAGTACCAGTCGTTCGTATTGTGCCGACTAAGCGACGTGTATTATCTGATGTCATGACCACAGTGCCATTGAGTAACGAAACAGCCAAAGCTCTGGTCGTGTCATTAGTCCACGTTACTGCTGATAAGACCGGTGTTGTGACGTTAGTGATAAACACATCATAGTTTGTGTTGATGGCTAGACCAGCCAGAGAAAGCGTCAGTTCATTGAAGGCAACATTAACCCACTGTGTCCCATTCCATAACCGGATATAGTTATGAATGAACGGTGTATAGAAGACGCTAGTAATGCCCGTGACCCCTGCCGTTGGTACTGGGGTACCCGTAGTGCTAGTCAACCGCCCGCCCGCGCTACCCCTATCAAGTAACTGCACAAAGTTAGTGTTAGCTAGTCTTGTACTGTTGTCGCCTTGTGGTGGTGTGAGTGCTGTCGGTGAACCCGTAAAGCTCGGTGATGCTAAGAGAGCGTAGCTAGCTAAGGCAGTGGTAACGAAGGCAGTGGATGATGCTCTAGTATTGTTACTCCCTGCTATCTCTGTTGGTACCGTTACAACACCCGTGAACGTCGGACTAGCTGACGTTGCTAAGGTGCTGATGATATTAAAGAGTGAGTCACGCGTCGCTGAGAACGTTGTATCGCCTGACCATCCACTAGGGTAAACGCTATTCTGAGGAATAGGTGCAACGACTACAGAACCAGGACCTATCCCATTCAGTGCATACTCTTCACTCAGCCTTACGCGCCTGTCTACTTCCTTGTTCCAGACATCAGATGAGAACCTAGAGGCGAACCCAATAACTGTCCGTTGTCCCGGCGGTGTACGTCTCTGTATGACTACCGAAGTGCTCACTAAGAGCGAAGCACCAATGTAAGTTAAGACTGTAGGCGATGTCTTTACAAAGTTGCCAGCTACGACTATGGGTGAGCCAGCGAAGAAGGGTAAGAAGTCAATGATAGTTAAGTCTGTGTCTAGGTTAGTTGCAGTTACGTTGATAGTCCAACCTGTTCCAGTGAATGAGCCTGAGACGTTTGCCGTTGGCATGTTTAGTTACCTACCTTTTGTAGTTCTTCTGAAATAATACTCGCACCCGGTAGCGTCTCTCGACCACTCTGGACGCGCTCTTTAAGCAGTTTCCTGTCTAGTCGTTTCTGTAACTCGGGCGTGGTGATGTTGTTTGCTTTCTTGTAAGCGTCGAGTCTCAGTAAGTCAGCTTTTATTTGCAGATAGGTATCTGTATAATGCCTGTACTGTGCCTGTTGCTCCGGTGACATTTGTTCTGTAGTCAGCTTGCCAGCGTTCTCAGTAGAGAACTTAACTAAAGCACTCTTCATCTCAGTTGCTGCTCTCTCCATGTCCTTAATGGAGTAGTTAAGGTTAGCGAGTGTGTCAACGGTTTGAATGTTCAGACCGAGTGCGTTAACGATGCGGATACCCAGTGGTGCTTTCGCTTGCGTTTGATAGAACTTGCTTTGAGGCGTTCCTAATGCCCCCGAGTTTTCGAGATGTCTTGTAAACGGTACGGACATGAGTGCGCCACGTACTACACCCGATACGGGCATACCACCGTATGTGTTCTGTGTGAGGGCATCTTTTGTACCATCCTCGAACTTCTGGTTGCGTAGGTCAATGCCTAAAGCTTGAATAGGTCTGGCGAAAAAGCTTCGAGCAACTAAGCCGATAAGGTAGTCTTGAGCACTCTGTTTCTGTCCGCCCGTTGCAAGTCTTGTTTGCTCTTCAGTCGTCCCTGCGTACTTACCGAAAGCTATCCTCAAGAGAGCGTCACCACTGCTCACCGTGTTTGAGAAGGCATCGGTTAGCGGGTCATATTGGTTAGGCATCATGGAGTACTGGTGCCCACTGAGTGGGTCATACCCAACAGTAATAGGGTACTCATTAAGGTAGTCAGTTCTGTAAGCTGCTTCGGGTAGGTGTTTACCATCCTTTCCTTTTGCTCTGTTTTCGTAACTAATGGTTTGTAGTAGGCGGTTATAAGCGATAAACTTCTCTGGGTTCTTCATGGCGAACCTGACCATCGCCGGGTAGTTCTGCATGACCCAAGAGGAGAACGGAAAAACATTCTTAGCGATGCTCTGAGGCACTTTACCCAAGTCATCGTACATGTAGAACCTATCATCGATAGTACGCATGAGGTCACGCCAGTCTACGTTACCACCTCTCGCTACGTGAGACTGTACGACCGCCCAACGTGCCGCCATGTCAGCCATGCGTGAGTTAACCGCTACGAGTGAGTACGTGTTGTGTAAAAGCTTACCAGAGAGATAGGTAGCGTAGTCCACACCTTTGATGACTGTGTTGAGTGGGTCAGTACCGTAAGCCTTTGCATAGGCTACCATGTTGGTCAAAGCTCTCTTGCTCTGCAACGGGTTAAAGGTGCTCCAGTCTACTCTACCGATGGCTACGCCCGCTGTCTCGGGTGCGATGTCCTCGCCACGATGTATCAGTAGTTTCTTTAAGAGGTTTTGCTGTGTCATCTCAACGCCGTCAACTGTAGCGTTTAATGGTTTCACATTATCGAACGCCTGCAACCCTTTCTGAGCCACTCGGTACATGTCCAACGACGCAGGAATAAGCATCGCCGGGTTGCCACCACTACCCATTGTCATGAGAGCATTACCAAACAATATCTTCATCATGTACGCTGGTGCCGTCGCTACCACGTTCACTTTGTAGAGTGTTAACACGTTCTGCTGTATGTAGCTCATGATAGAGCCAAGCTTCGCAGGAGAACTAGCTACGGTTAGTAGGTCGTTCATCTGTTCTGCTACGAGCGGATGAATAAGAATGTCTTCTGAGAAGGCTGACCCTGCTTCATCAGTGATGCCGTAACGAGTGAGGTCGATGCCTTTACTACTTACCCAACCCTTGTACTCAGCACCAGTCGCCTGACTAGCGGGGATAGACCAACCAGCGTCTAAACCATCCTTGATAGCAGTCTTGATAACAGCGGCATTACCGAGTGGCTTTTTCATGTTGGTTGCCATACCCGCCATAGCGTCGTAAGGGTTTAGCTTCCACATCTCGTTTATCTCTTTGAATGGTAGTTGGTACTGGTCAACTACGTAACGAAACGACTCTGCACCCGTCATGGGTAACGACTTAAAGATGCCAGTTTCTACGAGTAGGTCTAGTTGGTCTGCTGTGAGGTTCTCATCTAAATGGTTTCTGAACTTCGCCGGGTCTAGCAGCAGTTCATTTAGCTTCTCTGGTGAGATGTCTAGCAGTGCTGCACCGAGTTCCTCATGTATGGGTGCGTACCAGTTAGTAGTACGAGCTTTATTAAAGGCACCGCTGAGTGAAACCTTACCCTCATAGACCATCTTTAGAACCGATGGTTCGACATTCGCTTGCATGAACTTCTGAAAGTCCGGTGTGGCGATGCGGTTAAAGTAACCCATACCTTGGAGCATTGGTACGTCTAGACCCTGTGACAAGCCTATCATTCTAAACTCGTCGTTCGCCGCGTGTAGGTGTGATGATAAGTCCACTAGCTCATCAACGTCAAGGGCATCAAAACCCCTGTCAGCCATGTCTTTCATGAAGTTGTTATAGCGCCATGCAGCAATATTCCGCATACCCGGACTGTTACCGTAAAGTGCAATGTCTTGTGTAGTCCTACCAACTTCTATTACCTGTTGGTAGACTTCATCGACGACGGCACCCTTAAGCCCCTTGCGTTTAATAGCGTCCATAAGGTCTGCAATACGGTGAGTGCTCTCTAGTAAACCAGCGTCATCTAACAGACCGTGGGCTACTCGTTGAGCGGAAAGCAGTGTGTCACGTACATCACCAGCGAGAGTAAACTCGTTCTTACCAGTGAGCAAGCCCTTAATGATGTCCATCTTCTGTCCGAGTGTCCGCGCTAACCAAGAGCCAACACGGTCAGTCTGCGTAGGGTCAAGACGTACCATGTCCCCTAACTCTTGTTTAAGGATGGCATCTTTTTCAGCCGAGACTCTTGCTACTCTAGCCATCTCCATCTTGTCAGCGTCAGCGTAAACGTCAGCACTAGCTACTTTAAGCTTCTCTAAGAACTCATTAGTTTTCTTGATGTTAGTCTCTTCATCTTTAGAGAACGGACGTTTCTTCCGCCCTTCTCCTGCTGTAGTGGCATTAACGCAAGGTGTGTTCATATGTTACATGTCGCAAGGGTTTTTCGACGGTTTGTTTAAGTGTCTGTCAAGGTCGTCAAGACGTTGTGCTGCGTCAGCTTCATTCGAGAGTGCTAACTTTCGTGCTTCTATAGCTGCTTCATCACCTAGTTTAGTGTAAGCCTCAAGTGCATCGTTAACAGAAGCTACAAGTGCCTCTTGTGCCTCTTGTGCTTCCTTGTAGTTGTCTTGTGACATCCTCGCAATAAGCTGTGTTGCTGACTCTTCATGGTTAACAGCACTGTCGATACTCTCTGGGTTATTCAGAGCTACCATACTGTCCGCGTTGTACCTTGCTGCTGCTTGCTCAGTGACGCTACTCGGTGGTAAGTCTTCGACGTTAATGCCAATAACCTTAGAAGGTTGGAGTAACTCAACAGAGAGACTACCATCACCGTTACGTAAACCGACGCTATCGTAACCCATAGTACTCAGTTCTTTACCGAGAGACTTCTGAAAGTTAGTGCTATAGGTTTCTGCCGTAAGGTTTCTCTGCGCCAATATAGCCTGCATATCATTGACGTGCTGCTGTAGCGTTCCCTTCCCTTTCTTCACCTCTCTTAAGAAGGTTTGTAAGGCTTTACGTTCGATAGGGTCGCCAATGTCTAACGTCGCCTCAGCACTCCTACGCAAGGCATCACGGACATCATCAGTAGCAATAACACCAGCGTCTAGAGGGTTCGATACGTTTGGTTTTACTTCAACAAAAGTACCGTTATCATTAAACTCTTTACCTGGCATCACATTACGTTCGACGTTGCTCAGTGCTTGGTTCTTCGCTGTTTGGAAGTTACTCTCCAAACGGATACCCGGTACTACTTGACCTCTAGGCATCTCGTTCACAGTTGCGTAGATGTCTGCGTCTACTAGGTTGGTGTCAACTAGCTTTGCAATAACTCTAGGGTTGCTCGTGCCAGCGCCCATAGTGATAGAGTTTATGTCCTCAATGAGTGCCGTATCGATGACCGGTGCTCTCGGTGCAAAGAAGGTGTCAGGGTAACTGTTAACCGTAGCCGCTAACGCTTTACCCTCACCTCTCCTCGCCCTAGCCATCTTGTTACGGAAGACAGTAATACGCCTCATTAAGTCGATATCGTCCGTGTACGCTAAGCCCATACTCTTCGCTTGAGCCTTAGCCGCCTTTAAGCCTTTCTTATCAACCGTCTTGCTTAGCTCTTCTGCTGTACTCGTGGGGTAGTTGTTTATCTCAACACCCGTACCAGGGTCAATGTGCTTACCAGCGGGTTTCTTTACGCCTGCTACAGGCGGCTGTGGGTCTGGGTGTACGTAGTCGTGCGGTAGTTCTTTACGACCGACATCAGGTAGCGCTAACGTGTTCCTTGTCGATACCTCTAGTGACTGTTGAATGCTCTGCTGCCTAAGCTCAGTGGCTTGAGATAGATGTGCATCGTCAGATACCTTAAGCACAGTGTCAATGACCGCTTGCGTTGCCTCAACGACAGCAGGGCTTTTACCGTGATGAGTCTTTGGCAATAACTCTTTCTGTACATACGCTAATGCTCTCTTATCGATACTTACGTTCGGTGCTGCCTGCTGTCCTTGTATGGCTTCAATACGCTGTGTCAGTCCCTCTAGCCGCGTACGCTTAAAGGAAGTACTCGCAGAGTCAAACCGCTCTCGCTCTAGCATGTTACCAACGAAAGAGACACCCTTGATGTTGTCTGGGGTGATGCCCTCATTAATGTAGAACCCGTCTCTGCCAGACTTAACCGCGCTTATTGGTGTAACAGTACCAGTAGGGATATCTACAGCTATGAGTGTGTTGCCGTACTTAGTGAGCGTAGGGTCATCGTGTAAGAATACTTGGTTGCCTTCTAGCCCAACACTTCTCTGGAACGTCGAACCACCACGTGCTTCTATGCCCTGACGACCAATACTCGGTAGGTTCTTTGCGTTAGTCGAATGGTAATAGCGCGTGAACCCTGGTGCCGCTACAGGAGCCTCAGTTATCTTGTCGAAGACGATAGGTGTTCCAATACTTTCTTGAGTCGCTTTCACAGTAGCCGTCAACTCTTGTTTCCAGTTACTCCGAACAAGTGCCTGTACAACTACCTTGCCCTCTTTCGCATCCGCTTTCGTTTGCACTGTAGGTTCAAAGCGCTTAGTGATAAAAGATGGGTCATAAACGACTTTAACTTGAGGTTCTTTTGGAGGAATAACGAGAGCCTGCACCTCTGGACTACCATCCAAGCCCGCTGAGCGTTTGACTACTCTAAACCCCTCACCGCGTAAAGCTTCTTCTGGGATACTCGCACCATAGCGGTCGAATATTCTCCGATAGATAGGGTCAGTGAGTGTCGCTAGTCTGTCTTGAAGCTGCTGCCAAGTCTTGAACGGTCGTGCACTTGTAGCTAGTGGTAAGCCATCTTCACCAGGGATGAAACGAGCCAGCGCACCTAACTGGTCTAGTGTACGTTTCTTGGGTTTCACACCCGTTACATCTAGCTGCATACCCGGTGTGGGTACACTAAGCTGTTCAGCGAACTCGTTCAAGGTAACGTCACCTTGGAACACTTTGTTAGGAACAACTGGTACCAGAGTTTCGATATGCTCTAGCACCTCGGGGGTAAACGCTGTATCCCTTTTAATGACCTTCAGAGAAGCGTTAATAGCTTGTATGCGTCTTTCATCAACAGCCATCGCTAGGCGTTCCCCGAAGCCGTCTGGTACGTCATCACGAAGTGTACTTACTACGTCCTCTACATCTACCTTAGGGTTAGGGTTAGTAAAGCTTTTCGTAGCTCCCTTCTCAATGGTCGTGTCTTGTTGACCGAGGTTCCTCAAGACTCTCTTGACTCGCGTTTCTTCTAACGACTCTCTGATAACGGCTAAGGCTTCTCCTTTCTCAACCATCGCAGGACTCACTAAAGAAGTGCCATCCTTCACAAGTGGCTGAATAGCATTACCCTCTCGTAGTACCTCTAGAACGCTAAGCTCTTCTAGTGGAACACTACTGCTCGGTGGTAGTGTATTGATGTCTAGTGCGGGTAGCTTCAGGACTGTAGGCGGAAGTGTAACAGGTGCAGTGTTACCCGGTGAAAACGGCAGTATTTCATCGAGTTCTATGAGTCTGGTTTCTGGTGGCTTTATGGCTGCTGGTGTAATACTGTCGGGGTTCAGCGGTGTTCGCTTGCCGTTTACTGGTCTGTCACTCAGCAGTGAACGTGGCGGTAGTGGACTTGACAACGGGTCATAACCACCATCTTCCAAGAGCTTAGCAATACGACCAGACTCGCGCGCATCAAAGGCTTGAGAGTTGCCCGGTGCTGGAAAGACGTTAGGTGTTTCCTTTCCTCTTGCAGGTAACTCAAAGTAGCCATCTCTGTAGACTTGGCTACCGAGAGGAGCATCAGGCGATGGCGGCGGCGGAATGATAGTACGTTGTGGTGGTACGGTCGGTTCAGTAGGCGGTACGACGAAGGTACCATCTGCACCTTTACGTGGCGCACTGCTAGGGAGTAACGGTACAGCCTTACGACCGGGTAACAGTCTACCTATCTGCTTAAAGATAGGTGAGAGCGGGTCATTAAGAACGTCGAGAGTGACTGCTACTGCTTTGGTAGCTTTTGCAACTCTAGTCGCTGATGTAACTTTTGCAACTGTTGCTGCACCTCTAACAAGTTGGTTTCCAGGGATAGGAACCGCAAACATATCGATACCGGCACCAACAATACGACCAGGGTCAATGAACCAAGGAACACGCTTATCAGTACCTCCAAGACCAAGTGGTAGGTTGTTCTTCTTTCTGTCATTTTGGTCTGATGTCGCTGAGTACTGTTTACCACGCAACGCCTGTACAAGTTGTAGCGGTTTCGTTCGGTCATCCGTGTTATGTAGTTTTGCATTACCAATAAACTCCGGTATTGCCGCTACTGCATAGTTAATAGCACCAGCAGCAGAGACGATGTTAGAAAGGACGGGCGGCAGCTTTCCTTCGAGTGCTTGTGCATCTCTACCCTGGTCACGTAAGAACCTTTGTGTAGGGGCAATAATACCAAGTTTATCAATACTCTTGAAAAGCTCTGAACCAGGGTTAAAGTTAAGAACGTCTTGTACAAAGTTTGGTAGCGTAGACACGACTCTATCCCGTGCGTTCTTCGCGTCAGCTAGAGCACCCATCGGTACGTTTTGTAACAAGCCCAAGCCGTACATGATAGCACCGCCCGTATTCTTCCCAGCTTGTCCGAACTCTCCTTTCAAAGGGTTGAAGTTTGCAGTAGCGGCACCGATACCGAGCCAGGTCATCCAGTCCCCAAACGGGTTCTTTGTGCTGTCTGGGTGATACTGGTCGTTACCTTTGCGCGTTTGTTGTGGTGCGTTTGCTGCTGCTTGCAGAGCTACTGCTGCTTGGTTCCTACCGGCTGACTCAATAAGTCCTTGTGTAATACCATCAGTTTCATTGATGCTATTAATAGCGTTGTCTACAAAGTCGCCACTGTAGAGCGTCGGGAAAAACTCCGCATTACGTGAAGTATCGTCACTCGCTTCTGCCTGTAAGTTAATGAGGTTCTGTACGCGCGCTGTACCTTGGTCTTCTAGTCTTTCAGTCAGACGAGAAACTGGACTAGCGTTGCCCATGAGTGACTGCTGTACTTCCGGGTTAAGCGTCGGATAGCCGCCCGGGATACCACCTTCGGGGATACTCCCTTCGATGTTAGCAGCTTGAGCTATCTGTGGCTCGACGACTACCTGAGGTTGCTCGACTACCTGAGGTTGCTCCTCGACTACCTGCGGTTGAGGTGCCTGAAGAGGAGGAGGAGGAGTAGGAGGTCGAAGCTTAGGAACGTCTACTTTATACTCTGGTTGAGGTGTACCAATAAGGTTATTAAGCGAGTTAGCCATGCTGTTTCTTACTCATTCTTGAATGGGTTGTGTATAGCCAGAGGGTACTTGAATGTTACTCTCATGGGGAATGATAGGGCTACCGCTTTCGAGTAGCGCATCGCACATCTTACAGCCTTCTGCATACTCTGTATGTATCTCTGCACGTAGCCTAGACATTCTACCCGCGCCCGTGTCTTCATACTGTCTACCAGCGCCCGCACCGAGAGTACTTAAGTGCCTAGCTTGCTCTTGTTCATTCACGACCTGTATCTCCTACCTTGTGCTGTTCCTAACCTCTCCCTAACATAAGTTACTCTATCGACGTAGCCGTCTGATGGGTTGTAGTTTTTGTTCCTTCTAAGAATGTCTACTGCACCACCACCACCAAAGATAGCTAAGTGAAACTCAGCAGGAGAACGATAGCCACCAGGAGGTTTGTTAGCCTTGAGGTACGATAAAACAGGTCCTAGTGTTTGCTGTGCTGGACTCATCTTTGCTATCTGTGTCGCTGTGTACCCTTGCGTACTCCCTGGACAGAACTGAATAAGACCGACGCAACCGTGAGCATTGATAACAGTGCTAGAGTGAGTGCTTTCAGTACCCATAACATCTGCTAACCAGACAGCAGGTACGCCGACCGCTGTAGCCGTTGAAGCTATTGCTTTACTGAAAGCTTTATCACCAGCTAGAGACGCATAGCCGTAGTTCGCGTTAGGGTCATTCTTGCCGTAGTCTTTAGGACTATCAGACATGTACCCATTCCTGATGGGAAGCTTACTATTGAATGGCATCTGTGCAGAGTTATCCACGTTGTTATCCCACTTGTGGTACTTACCCCTAGTGATGTAACCCCCTGGAACAACGTAAGAGTCTTTAGTAAAGTACTGCTGACTCGCTACTGACGGGTTCGAGTTATATTGATGACTCGTGTTACCTCTCGGCTTAAAGTTGTTATTGGTTCTACTCGTGTTCTGCTGTAAGTAAGCCAACGGGTCTACGGTACCGTCAATGCCATAGCCGTCAGTCTTTCGTATCTCTAGATGTAAGTGGGCACCCGTACTCCTACCAGTGTTACCGCTTACACCGATGGTTGTACCAACGCCAACGTTTTGCCCTACGTGAGCAGACGTACCATTCAGATGGGCGTAACGATAGAACATACCATCGTTACCTTTCACTGTAATGTACTTGCCGTAACCGGTAGGGTCATTCGCTATCTTGACTACTTTCCCGTTGACGGGGGAAAGTATTTTAGTACCTTCTGGTATGGCAATATCAATACCAGCGTGAGAGTGGGTTCCCCTGTCTTCTTTGAAGTTATCAAAGACGTGTACCTGCGCCCCTTTTGGGAAAGGTAACAAAACAGGCTTACCTCGGTAGGTAGCAGTAGTGAAGTTAGCTGGCTTTACTGCTTGTCCTTGTGCCCCAATGAGGGGCTGTTCAAAAGGGGCGTTGTTACCATTGCCTCCCTTTGGGTTGAAATAACTGAGCGTCTGCCTACTTCCCTTCTCTGCTCCGAGTAGTTGTCTCTGTGCTGCTTGTAACTTACCGAGGTTCTTTTCCTGTCTTGTTTTTATTTCATTGACATCACCGTTAAGCCCATAAGGTTGCAGTTGTACCTCAATGGCATTTAGCTGGTCTTTGTAAGCCTTGATAACGTCTAGCTGAGCGAGTTCGTACCTTTGCTTTGCTTCTTTAATAGTAGTGAGTTCTGCCGGTGTGAGTGGTCTTTGTTTACTGGCTGTTAAGATGCCTAGTAAGGTTGCGTCACCATCGCTCATAATGCCGGCGTTCGCAGGAGAGCCTTGCTTAGCAGCTTCTCTTACGAACTGCTCGATGTTCTGTCCTTGATAACGGGCAAGGTTAGCTTGAGCAGCAGCAGCTTGAGAACGTACCTCACCTCTCTGTAGTAGGCTCTTTTGGTAGAGTGCTGCACCGTCTACAATACTCTTACCGAGTCGTGTCTTAGACAGTTCAGGGTCATTCTTGTAGGTAGCGAGTAGAGCGGGGTTGTTAATAGCGTCCCAGGTGAGTGCGCCTAATGCATCGTTAGTCAACTCCATCTTATCAACAGAGTTAATAAAGCGTTTGTCCTCTAGCTCCTGTAATGAGTTTTGTGTTTCTTCAAAAGATAACTGATGCTTCTGTGCTGCGTCAACGCCGATGGGTTCAGCAGTTGTTTTTTGCCCGTACTTAATACCAGCTAAGCCCAACTCCGCCATGCCTTGCTCGTAACTCAACGTACCAGAGCGTATCTTATCGTTGATAACTAGGTTTTCATTGAGGTACAACTGTGCGTTAGTTAAGTTCTGCGATAGAGTCGAGTACGCCTGACTCTTTTGGTCTACTGCCTTTAGTGCTGCTCCCCATGTTGCAGAAATGACTGTAAGCTTCTGTAGTGGGTCTAGTTCAGGGTTCTGTGTTATCTCTTGGAGTAGTCCTTGTACTTCTAAAAGCGATGCCTCACCATTAGGGTTGTTCGGGTTACGAACGTTAGCGAAACTGTTACTTACCTTAATAAGAAACTTGTCCGACGTTATCTGTGCTACTGTGTCTTTTTGCTTTTGTAGCGTTGTCTGTAGTCTCTCGGCTGTCTGGTTCGCGAACGACTGAATAGGCTCGTAACCACTATTAAGTAAGCTGTCTAAGTCCTTACTAGGGATGTTCTTATACTTACTGAGAATGTTAGTAAGCTCTTGTCTAGCAACCGAAGTGCCGCCCTCTCTCAGCGTCCTCTCTACTGCTTCGACTCTGAAAGCTCTTACTTCTTCTGTTGCTGTGGTTAGCTCTGCTGCTGCACGTAAGTCTTGCTGCTGCTTTAAGTAACCGCCTACCATACCAGCGGCTTGCTGAAAAAAGTCTGAGCCACGCTGTGACGACGCTACCCTAGCCTTCATCGCGTCAATAGCTGCTCCTTGTGCAGAGGAGATACTTTGCCCGACAGCTTGCGCCCCTTGAAGCGTGTCATTAAGACGACCTTGTGCCCCTTGTCTTTCGTTACCTATCTGTTGGTTAAAGCTCGTCAAACCAGCAGTGAACGTTTCGTTTGGTCTGTTGCTACCAGTGACTAGCTGTCCCGGTTGAGTAGTCGTAGGTTGGTTAGCACTGCCAACATCAGCACCAACAAACGTAAGACCGGGTGCCGCAGTGTATTGACTTTGATAGTTACCTTGTTTGTTATCCATATGTGCCTAATAGCCCGCTGTACTTACCTTCCGGTGAACGTGAAGGATGTCTACTGTTTGTTTCGTGTTGTAGTGGTGCTCCCTGCATGAGCTGTGGCTGTGTTGCTTGCAGTGGGTTATTGTTAGTCCTCGAACCGAGAGCATTATTAAAGGCACCGTAGATGCCAAGACCAGCTTGAGCGTACTGCATTAAGGAAGCACCTTTTATCTGACTCGCTTGAGACTGTAGCGCCGCCTGTTGGGAACCGAACTGACTTGCAGCAGCATTGGCTTGAGAACTAATGCCTTGAGTAGCGGTTATCTGGTTCGCTCTGTTCGTTAGAGCGTCTAAGTTAGAGGCACCTTGTAAAGACACCCGAGCGGCATTAGAGGCTTGCTGCTGTCTCACTTGCTCTGCTGCGATAGCCTGTTGGTTGAAGCTATTGACACCACGGTTATAGGAGAGGGAGGAGTCTGCATTACTACTCGCTACTCCGGCGTTGAACAAGCCGATAGCGTTCGTTTGGTCAGCAATAGTATTAGCGTAGCCTAGCTGCTGTTGTGCTACGCTCGTGCCTTGTGCTAGTGCTTGCTGCTGTTGCTGTGCTCTCTGTAAGGCGATGTTTTCTTCTCTAGTCTGCATTTCGTTGGCTGACGTAGACATATAGGCATTGTTACCCATAAGTGCCGATGCCATACCACGCTGTGATGCTGCTGCATCCATACCATACTCTACAGCTACACCCGCCTCATTTGCTTGGTTAGCTATCTGTGCTTGTGTCTGTTGGTTCTGCGCTGATGCTTGCGCTTTTGTCCCTAGTGCCTGTTGGTTACTCTGGAACTTCTGGTTTTCTGCTGCACTCTTTTCCCCTACTGCTGTCATCTCTTGTAGGGCTAACTGTTGCTGGTTTTGAAACCCTTGCTGTGCCGCAGTCATGTTATCGATAATACTTGAGTACTCTAAACCTAGCTGCTGCTGTACGAGTAACCCTTGGTTTTGAATAGTACTTAAAGCTGCTTCGTAGTCTGCGTACTGTTGCCTTGCTTGTAGCTGTGCTTTAGTGTTTGCGTACTGTGCTTCATTAGCGAGGTTACTTGCCCTGACGCTATCCCGCTGTGCTTTAGCTTGACTGTTACTTGATGCTAGTCCCGAGAGTGTACTGACTACACCTAGAACCGGTGCTACTGCTGCCATCTGTTTTATACTCCTTCTTCAAAGTGCTGAAATAACTCGACGACCTTTTGTAATGATAGGCAACTGGTAGCCAGCGAGTGAGAAGTAAGCTTCATCGTAACTAAAGATGATGAACTGAATAGCATACCCAGTGCCGATGATAGGTTGCTTAAGCAGTTGGTATTTGTTGAACGCCCTCGCAGTGGGAGCAATGTCGAAGGTAGAGTCATCCCAGACGAGAGTACTGTAGCCGTAAGCGTCATATGAAATGTCTACATCTTGCGTCGAACTGTACTGCACTAAGAAGTCGCAACCAACTCTAGTTTTATAGAGGTCTACTATCGGCTCAGTCGCCTGTGAAGCTAGTGTGTTAACGTCATCTGCTGTGTAGGTTTCTTGCGCCTCAACGTTGCTCATAAAAGCCAGCACGTGAGTAATGCGCTTATAGTTCCCTAGGGTACCAGCGTTAAAGACTGGTGTACTGTAGATAGCCATGTACGCTACACCGAGTTCTACTACTGCGCTTTGCCTTGATGTGATAGTCATAAACTGCGCCGTGCCTATCGTCTGAAACGTGTAGACACCACTCAGGTCACTCTGTAGGACGTTATCGATGTAGACAATGTAGATGCTGGCATCGAACGGTGCCGTAGTGTTGTAGAGCGCTTGACCCTCTAGTGAGTCAGCTATCGGTCGTCTTGCTGTAATGTTTAGGGTCTTGCCTACACCAGGGTCGGCGAGTAGATAAACGTTACCACTAGGGAGCTTTTTGTAGTCAACGTCAAACGTGAGTTTGATACCGTTTAAGGTAACAAGGCAGTCTTGCACGTTAGTGTACGGCGAGATGAGAAAAGCTGTGCTCTGTCTAGTTTCGCTGTACGTCGTACTGTAACCACGTTGACCCGCCTTAGTAGTAAAGGTCACTGTTGGTAGTGCGTTCGTAGTTGGTTGTGAGATGCCTGAGCCACTGGAAGACTCTACGTAGCGTTGTCTGAAGTCGATGTATCTTGTGTCGTCGAACCTGATGAAGCACAAGTCGCTAGGTATTCCAATAGCAGACCTAAAGCGAGTACAGAGCATTCCAAAGCGAGTGCCCAAAGCTCTATCAGTATATGAACCCGCAGAAAAGCTCTGAAAACTTCCAGGGGTATCGTACTCTGTCCACGACTCTCTAAAGGTTGAGTAAACAAAAAGCTTCCTACAGGTATAGAACTCGCCTTCGACTGGATAACCGAGATAAACAATACGCTGTGCTTGGTCGTACTTCAGCCACGGAAGTGTCTCAAGGTTTGGGTTTAGCGTCACACCAAACTTGTCTCTTATCTTAAGTGTGCGTTCGCGTACTTGATACTCACCAGAGACTGTATACGGTACAAGGTCGAAGACACCGAAGTCACTCAGGTACATCATTGATGTGTCAGTGACGACCACACACTGCTCATTGACTAAGCCCATAGTAGCGACTGTATCTACAGCACTACTAATGGCTGAGAGTGGTTGGTTAATGCCAGCGATACGAAAGACACCACGACGTGTAAAGCAGAACAAGTTACCTTGCCACTCCTGGAAAGAGATGGCTCTATCATCGGGTGTAGAAGAGACGACGACATCGAAGGGGTCATTAGGCGTACCACTAAGGTCATCAGTTATCTGATAGTAGTTATAGAAGGAACCAGGGATAATGGTGTCTGTAACCGCTGAAAAGACGACCTGGAGCGGGATGTGAGGAAAACCCCCAAGGACTACACGACCTTGATAAAGTGAAACCTGTCTAGGGTAAAAGCCATTCAAGTAGTCAGCGAACAAGCCAATACCAAACGCTGGTACGTAGCCGCCATCTCTGTACGGCTCACGTGTAGAGAGGGCATTAGACCCGATGTGGGTTTTATTATTATTAACGACCTCAACGAATGAGGAGAAGTTAACACCTATCTGTGTTTCCCACTCGAAGCTAAGGTACAATGCCGGAGTCGTGTTATTAAGGATAGCGACAGCATTACCAATACCATCGTCACTAAATAAGAAGTAGTCTTGTGCTACTGGGGTAGGTCCTCCTGTACGTATTTGGTTTCGCTTTACGCCATCAACGAAGACATCAATAGCCGTCGGTACTAGCGGGATGTTGTTATTTAGTCTTAGCTCTCGCCGTCGTATCCAATAGAGTGGTAACGGTGTAGAACCACTCAAGGCACCGAAGGTAATAAAGAGACTCGACGGGTTTAGCGACTGTAGTGCACTAGGAGTATAGACACCACCATCTGAGAACCCAAACGTTGTAGCCGTGCTTGGCTTATTAGTGTTAGGGTTTGAGTAACCATTAGGCAGTGCCGCTTGGTTGTACGGAACGATATTAAAGTTATTATTGCCGCTGCGAAGCGGGTTCAAGTCTGTCCTCGCGAACAAGGGAATAGGGATACTAAGGTCTGCGTTCGTCGCATTGTTCCTAGTCGTTATCTGGTAGTATCTGTTACCTTGCCAGCGCATTGCCTCAGCCCACCACGCCCAAGTAACGATACAGATATCGACTACACGAGTACCTGTTGCGAGAGTAATGTTACCGACTGTGAGGTTGCCAGCAGAATAAGAGAAAGATGGGTTTGTCTGTCTGACTCTATCGACGTAAACCACCATGTTCTCAGTAGCCGCGTGGACATACCGAGTCAACGTGTCAGGGATGACGATAGACGTTGCTGGACTACCCAGAGTGGTAGTAGTCTGCTGCTCGGCAAACTTAAGCTGCACTGGTTTATTCACACCAGTGAACAGAAGTAGTCTTGGTTCTACTTCAGAAGTCCTGACGAAAGATGGCTTCACAAACTGAGCAGCACTGGTAAAGACTGATGTCTTACTCATAATGATGGTGGCTACATCATTAATGACCTCAAACAGAAACAGTGTGCTCCCACTCTTAACCACTACATGGTTGTAACCCAACCCAGTAGTGAAAGGCATCATCGAAGCCCCTTGTGTTGACGTGACGCTGTTGTAGAGTAAGTAAGTACCTCGACGCTTATTGACGTTTCCACTAATGTCTACAGAGATGTTAGTTAAAAAAGGACTGTCTGAGTAAGGACAGTTAATAGGGTTCGCAGTAGTGTTCAAGCCCCCAAAGTTATTACTTTGAATACTGTCTTCTACCTGTTTTGGTTTGTCCTTCTCAAACTGGTCTGCTACGTCTCTAATGCTAGGCATTTTGTGTTATCTCGTGCCTCTATAGGGTCTGTACATATTCTGTCTGCCAGCGACTACACCGCGTTCGCGTTGCTTTATCTGCTCAGCCATCTGGGTAAAGAGTTGGTTCTCAAACTGTGCCGTAGCAGTATCGCCTAAGTGTCTCAAAAGTGTGAGTGCCGTAGCATGTTTGACAATGAGTGGTAGGAACCTTTCTGGTACTGGGAAAAAGTCTGTAGACGCGTTGGGCGGGACGATAGTCGTAGTGACATAAAACCGTAGCTGGCTCTGTCCAATAGAACCTGTAGGGTACGGGTTAATACGTACTCTGTTTAAGTCGTTTGTGATGTTGTACCAGCGTGAGCCTTGTAGCTGTGTGTCATCGAACGTCATCAGCGGTCTGCTGTCATAGACATCAGGCGCAACGTAAGAGAGGTTAGTAAACCCAGTGCTGTTACTGCCTTGCTCTACGTTGTGGATAGCTTGTACAAAGTCTCCAAGGTATGCAGTATCAAAAAGCCACGACTGAGCGGGGAGTACGAGTTTAAGAAACGTCCATTCGCTCATCGTGCTGACATGGTAACAAGACTCTCTCAAGTTGCTTGCGACTATGTTTGAAAGCGGAGAGACAAGCGTTGATACCTGTCTCTCCCCCACATTCTGCAATACGCTGTTGACTGCACTCAAAAGGTTTGTTGTGCTAGTCGCCATTGTACAGTTCTCTAGGTAAGAGTGTTGATAGTGTGGATAACAACTGCATGGTCAACGCGAAACACGCGCACACCGTAAAGCTGCGACATGATAACCGCGTCTGCCAGATAGAGTGCCTCACGGGATGACTCTAGCTTAGGGTCTTGCTGGATGCCCAACGTAGCCCAGTCCATGTGACAGAGTAGCGCCGTAACAATAGGAGCAGTACCCGCCCCAGTGAAGGCAAGCGGTAACGTGGTGCCCGTGTCTTGCTTAGGCATGTAAGGAGAACCGAGGACACCCGGTGTAGGCTGTCCAACGTTACCCGTGCCGTTAACGTACCCTGTAAGGGAGTTGACACCGACTTGAGAAGTCATGACCACAGGAATACCAAACAGTGTTCCTACCAAGCCGTTCTCAATAGGACGACCATCAGTGAACTGTACGTTCGTGAACTGGTTAACGTTCAGTAGTTGCGCGTACTGTCCAGGAGAAACAATAAGTACCCGGTCTTCAGGCGGTACGTCAGCGTTGTCCAAGATAAGCTTGGCAGTCAGGAATGTAGCGAACGAGAAAACCTGACCAACACCGCCAACTGCGCCAGTACTAGAGGCAAAGAGCACTTGAGCCGCCGTTGCGTTAATGACCGAGCGTAGTGCTAGGACACTGTTATCAATGTCACGAGCAATAGCGTAGCCTGCTTCTCGCGTGTACTCAGAGCGTAGAGCATACGCTGACTGCGTGGCAACAATGTCCTCTATCATAAAACTCGACTCTTTGTAGGTGTCGATGTCTAAGTAGAACTCTAGCTCTGTCCGTGCCTGCATAGTCACCGGACGCTCTGGCAGTTTGTCGTACACTGCTGCACGACTAATGTTAGGGATATGCAAGCGGTCGCCTTTCTTGCCAGCGAAAGGAAGTTTCTTGGTATACATCGAAGTGATAAGCTTCGCGTCACGAAAGCGCTTGACTTCTGCACTCCAAAGGTCTGGAATGAATACGTCGGCACGTTGGACTGTATACGCATCTCCTACAAACTCGATACCTGGTAAAGCCATGATGTGAACCTAATGAATGTTTACTTTTTAATGCGTCCAGAAGCATAAAGCTCGGCTATCTGTGCGCTGTTAGCTGCCCATTCTTGTGGGGTCAGTGCGTCTAACTGCGCTTGTGTCACCGTCTTGTTTGCTCCTCTTCCGGGTGTCGTGGTAGAGCGGTCTAGTCCAGTTGTGGGTGACTGTCGTTGTCCTCCTCTTTCCATCTGTATCTTCGCCCAAATAAGCTGTGCGCCTTCTGGGTTGTCTAGTGATGCTTGCAGGCTCTGCGGGTACTTAGCAAAGCGGGCTTGCACTTCTGTGAGGCGTGATGCAACGGTAGCATCATCAACACCCCAAGCTTTTTTCAAGTCTGAAAGCTGTTTATCGACGTTTTGCTGTTGCCGAATAGCTTGCACTTCAGCGAACTGCTTAATAGCGTCCTCAACGGGAATACCAAAAGCTTTTTCAAACTGTTTCTTAAACTTAGCGTTCTCCGGGTCTTCACCTTCATCGCTAACT